ATTAGATTATTTAATGGTTGATTAGATGGGTCTGATGCCGCAAGTCCAAGCAATGTTGAATACCCAGCCGCATTGTCTCCAGCTTGGAATGATTGCATAGCTTCTTGTAACGCTGGCAGTGATCCCATAGCCTGTTGCTTGTCTCGGTTATCTTTAATCTGAAGACCGATCTTCTCTCCATATGCAGCTAAGTCTTTTCCTATTTGCATTCCATAGTTCATTACGGCAGTTCCGCCAGTGCCGAAATCTGCTGCGCTCATTGCTGGTATCATAGCCATAATATTTATGTTTTATAAGTTCCGCTTGGATTGTAGTAGTACCCACCACCAGAACCGCCTTGTTGACTTAACTGATTCTGTGCTACTCCATATCCCTCCGCTGCTGCTGCTTTTGAGCCATAGAATCCTGAACTTTGCAATCCAGAGCTTTGTTGTACATATTGTCCATATATATCACCAGCAGATTTTCCAATTCCTCCAATCGCACTTGCTGTTCCCATGTTAGCTTGGTTTTGTTGGTTAGCTAATGCGATATTTCCTACGATCTGGTTTGCTCCTGCTTGGTATGATCCTCCTAACGCTGCCGCTGATAGACCACCAAGGTTAGTTGCCATTGCTCCAGCTTGGGATGAAGTAGTTAGAAATGCTGGTGCTAGCCCCATCATAGATTGGAACATTCCAAATCCTTCTTTCAGTGCAGCCAGTGACCCTTTAGGGTACAACGCTTGTGCAGTCTGGAATCCTCCAGCACGTCCTGCTGTGAATGGGTTGAACCCAGCCCCACCTATCTCTGCTATACTCTGCATCATATCGGGAGTTAGCTTCCCTCCTAGTAATGAAGATATAGAATCACTAATCTGTTGCCTTTGCTTCCCCGCTCCGGGTTGAAATTGCTCTAGTGCTTGCAACGTCCCTGCGGTGAGTTCTCCAGCAGCTTGATTGTACTCAGGGATGTTCCCGCGCAAGACTTTTCCAGTTTCTTTTGGCAATCTCTCAGCCATTTCTTGCGTTTTGGCTGTTTGTTCACCTAATTGTTTTTGCCCAGCTCTTGCTGTTTTGTTAGCTTGTCCAGATGCAAGCATTGTAGCTCCAGCACCGATAACTCCAGAGACTGTTGCCGCTCCAATTCCCGCCGATAAAGCAGCCCCAGCCCCCAATGCGGTTGCTGTAGCTGCAAAAACATTAAACTTTTGGGTATGTTTATTGTATAGTAATTCTTCTGGATGATAATGACATGATTTCATTGCAATTCCTTTATTTTATTTTGATCCCACAATGGCATTCTTGGATCATTTATATCCATAAATGGATTCATATCTGTACATACAAGAGATTTAGTGAGTTCTTCTATATCTGTCAACTGAGTAGCATAACACGCAACCCAGATAGTATCTTCATGGTTGTATAGAAGTCTTCTAGTCCCTGCTTTGGTTACTCCAGAGTATGGTGCTTTGTATCGTTCAATAGGACAATCGTAATACCATACGCTAACATCTCCTTTTAAGATAAAGAATGGATGAGTAGTAAGGTGTAGTGCGCTAGTTACAAGCGATCCTGCTGGCATGAAGATTTCCCTAATGTACATATTAGGGGTAAATGAATGTTTAAGAGGACAATCGACTTGTGGTTGCTCGATTAACCATGCTTCTATTTTATTGAGTTCATCATGCGGGTCTTGGTATGCAACAAACTCTGTTGGGTCTTTGTAGTTCCCAACAAATTTACCAGCGATATTCTCTGTAGTTTCTAGTGTCATCTATACAAGAAGTAATCGTTGGCTGATGGTGATAGTAGGTCAGAACCGATTAGGTTCTCTGCTCTGCTATAGTTAGCAAATCGGATAGGAGCGGCAGTTGGTATCTCCTCGCCCGTCATTTCCTTCTCCTGCTCTTTGATAGCAAGGTCTAGGTTCATCAAGAACTCTTGAGCTTTCCTGTTGTCTCTGGAGTTCAGAGCAAGGATAGCGTAGATCATTGAGTCTGGGATGAACTCAACTAGCTCTTGCTCGTCTACCAGATCAAAGTATCTCTTAGAAGCATACAGAGTAATACACTCGCACGTTCTTGGTGCTTTGAACCTACGGAATGATGGGTTAACATCATTAGGTTGGTAGACTGAGATTAATGTTTGTGCTTCCAGCGCGGTATCGTACGCATATATTCTTACTCTTCCTTTGGTTGCGGGTTTAGCTACTGACCTTACTCCTTTGATCAATAGATCAGATTGAGCTAGTTCTGGTGGATTAACTCCAGTTACTTTGATTGTATGATAGGTATCATACTGGTCTTGTACCTCAAATGTTAGAGTCACGCCGATGTCTTCTGCGCTTTCTAACATCACTCCTAAACGATAGAAGTGGGTGGTGTAGTCCCTAAAGAGAACGTGCTTTCCTCCTACCTCCGTAATCAAACGATGGCAGGATTGGTCAGCATTCAACGCAAATGCGTTGGTTGCATTGAACCATTCGTCTGCTAACGATACTGATTCATTCCCTACCCACGCCAGCTTGATTTGCTCATAGCGGTTAGGTAGAGTGAAGCAGTCGTTAACGCAACAAATCTGGACGTACTCTTCTTGAGAATTCCATGCGCGTTTATTCCATAGCAAGCGTCTGGCCTGATTGATTGCTTTGAAAGCTCTCTCATCAGAACACACGCCACTATCTCCGACAAAACCCTTAACGAGTTCTGCCATCTCTTTGAGGGTATCACCCATTATCGTTTACGATAATTACTTCTGGTAGCCTTGCTTGGGAGTGCCAGCAGTCGTGTATATGCTTGGCTTCTTCTTGCCCAAGTTAGGCATATTGCCCATACCTTCACGGATCATACCGCGAGTTGGTGCGCCGCCAGAGACGAGTTTAGGATCAGTTCCTTTTAGTGGTGTCATAGTATTATTTATGTTTATGGTTTGATTACCAACCATTCGATTTCGTCGATGTTTGGTGTTGTTCCATTGTTTTGAATGGAAATTATGAATTCTGTTATAGTTTTGCTTCCTCTCTTGATTCCAATGATAGGAGCATTCGCCGCTATTCCTCCTGTTGGAATGACTGGTGTAAGCATAACAGAATATGATGTTGTTGAAAGTGCTGGAGAAAGAGTTACTGTTTGTTCTGAATCATTGTCTGTGACTCCAGTTATTCTCCCTCGTTGAATTTTTACGTTTTCTAACGCATCAATTCTTGTGTCCAATGCAGCATCAGCGGCTTCTCTCTCTGTAGTTTCAGTTTCAAGTTCCGTCTGTAGTGCTAAAATTTGATTCTGTTGGTCAGCTAAATCTTCTTGGATTTGAGCGATCTGTTCTGGAGTTAAGTCACCTAAGCCGGGTACATTGATCGTTCCGTTGACTAGAACAACGTCAATAAATTCTTGCAAGATTTCTGACCAGTTTCCTGTAGGGCAGAAATCAATAGGAACATTCGGGAATGTTAAAGCTGGACTGGAATCTTGATTATCCATTGATTGAGTAGTCGTAATATCGTTCTGGGCAACAGTTAATGTCTGGACACTCTTGATCGTTTTCTGGGCAGTCACCAATCGGAGAGTCTTCCAAATTTTTAATGTTTGCCATTATTCTTACTCTGTCCACTGTCGCTGCTCCTGTCAAGTTAATCTTTAATTGAAATTCACTTCCTTCAATTACTGGAATATCAGAAATGTAATTACATTCAGACGGATCGGGTGAGTTAAACTTGTATCTCTTGTAGGAGTCTCCACCCCTGCGTGGATTGCATGGCGTTTTTAGAACGGGCGAACACGGGTTACACCCATATGTCGTAGGAACTTTAAGCTCGCTCCAGCATGGATAGGAGTCTGGTCTGAACTCAGCTTTGCTTGTGACCTCTCCTTTGATTTCAGATAGCCACATTTCTCCACCAGTGATCCGCTTCCTCAAGAACTTATTCGATGCCCCACTTTGTGCGAAGTCATACCTTCCCGATGTGAAGAACGATTCGATCTGTCTAGTCCCATTAGCACCGAAATCATTTCCAGTAGAGTTAGTGAACTCATACAATCTATTCTTGTTGTCATTATCGAATGAGAACCCGAATCCACGCTTCTGACCAGTAATCAATGCAGATAACAGTTGAGTTGGTCTAAAGCCCGTCCAGATGCCATTCCAGCGAAAAGAAAGCTGTGCGTCAGGTGAAGGTGAAGATGATTGGTCTAGGTCAAGAACTACCATTCCTCTGTGATATCTATTCAGTCCTTCTACCCCTGCCGCCCGATAGGTTTCTGGTGCTACGGTGCTGATCAGATAGTTATCAAAGAACATCGTAGAAGCGAACTGCTTCAACCAAGGAGTATCATTTGATACCCACTTGTTCACTTCCCTAGATAGTTTACGAAGCGAGAAGTATCTGGCAAATTCAGATTGGCTATTAGAATAGAATGCCCAGCCATCGTGTGATCTAAACCAAAGCTCAGAGTTAGCTAAAGCTGTAGATGGTGATACGCATCCCCGTCCAAGCAAACTGATCGTCTGCATATTGGTTACTGCCCATTGCGATCTTGGTATACTCACATCCATTGCGAATGCTCCGTTAGCAGTTAGGATGACCAATGCACCTTGGGCGCGGAGGTTAGTTCCAATCTGTGGCATTACTTTCATGCCTGTGATATTCCCCATCATAGATGGAGTGGAGAACGCCCCACCCTCTGCCCAGTATCCAATCTCTGTGAAGTTCTCGGTATTCTTGGTATCGGTAAATCCTGCTCCGTAGATAATATCTGAAGCGTAGATTTGGTTAAGCCTATCCGTTACGAACACTCGCCCGAAAGCATACTCCATGATAGTCCCAATCGG